GAAGGACGGGGCGGCTGGCTTCGTTGACCTGCGCCTCTAGTTCGGCGAGCTTGGTCTTGGCCGCGCTGTATTCGGTCTCCAGCGTCTGCGCCTTTTCCTCGGCCTCCTTGCGTTTTGCCGTCAGTTTGTCGATCCGCTTTTGGACTTTCTCCTGCGGAACCGGGGCGTCGTCGTCCTCGGACTCTTCGTCCTCGGACTCCTTGGCATCTTCATCTTCGGACTCTTCCGCGGGCTTTTCAGCCTCGGATTCGTCCGACTCGTCATTGTCAGAGAGCTTTTCTTCTTCGGCGTCGGTCTTGGGATCAGCCGCTTCCGGTGCTGGTTGATCCAGTCCGACTAGCGCTTCGCTGATCGACATAACGTCGAAATCCACCTCTGCGGCCGGAGCCGCTTCCTCTGTCGCCATGAGCTTAACCCTCTCAAGTAGGAACCAGGCTGTGCGTCAGCCAGACCGATCAAACCTCGCGTGCCATGAGGGCACTACTCCACTTTGATACGTCTATTATCTCACACTACTGGACAAATGTCCAGCACTATTTTCTAAAGCAGCCAAGTCTCGTTGTAGGAGACTTTTTGGTTATGTCCTGCAAGGACATTTGCCGGCAGCCATGTGAAAACTGGATGAGATGCTTTTGGGATCTCTAGCTGGAATTGGATAGAATCGGCTATAGTTCCGCACAAATTGTGTCGGTTTCTGTCACCTTTTGTGCGGTGTTTTTGATACAAAGCGTATGCACTTTTTCTTTCGTGGGACGCGTCCGCTTCACACTACATTAACGCAGTGTAGTGCTGCGGGATGTTGACATTGGCGGCCAGAAGCCAAGCAACGCTTCGATATTGTCAAATAGTTCAAACGTGGCTTGAACTACTGCGCACTTTGTATGCGCCTACTGAACTTTGGCCGCGGCTTCCCGGCGCTGCTCAAGGGTGTCCCACAGTTCCTGCAGGGCGTTGAGCTGGCCGGCGGCGTGGGCGAGGTAGCCGGGTTCCTTGGCGGTGGCCATGGTGGCGACCAACGTGCTGGCGTCAGCAATGCGGTCCTGCAGCTCGAGCATGACGGCGAGGTAGGCGGGCGGTGCCTGGTCGCGGGAGAAGGCGAGGGCGCCCTCGCGGTCGAAGTCTTCGCTGACGGTGTAGAGGTCAGTGGGGATGGTTTTGGTTTTGGTGAACATAAGGTGTTTGCTGTTTGCGAATGGCGAATTAGCCGCGGCGCATGACGATAATCTGGAGGGCATGGATGGCGTTCTGCAGGTGCGGGCCGCATTCTCGGCAGGCGGGGCCGAGGTGGGTGTCGTGGCCGTGAATGTCTTGGATACGAAGCGGCTTGGCACAGATGCCGCAGCGCGGAATGTCACTGCCGCGGCGTCCGGGGCGCAGGCGGCTGGGCGGGGATGGCGGCGACATGGTCATCAGTAGCTGCCTCCTCCGCGAGATCGCAGGATGTCGCCTTCGACGTTGATGGCGTCGGAGAGGCAAACGTAACGAAGCAAATCGACGAAGTCCTTGGTTGCTCCCTTTTTACCGTCAGCCGCAGTGTAAGTTTGTAGGGCGTAGATGACATTTTTGCAGCTCTCGCTGATGTAGAGCTTCGGCTGGTTGCGCGCGTCCACCGGCTTCTCGGGGTTGTATGACAGCGCGTCATTGATCATGCTGACGCCTTCATCGATGCTGTCGCCCGGTGTCGCCGTGAAGAGCATGCCGAGGTCGGCCATCTCGTCGATGAGGGTCGTTGGGGATTCCTTGCCGAGTGTGCGGGCGTTGCCGTAGCGGCTGTCCATCCATCTCTCAAAAACTTCCTCGCCGCCTTCGACGCGGAGGATCTCGTCCTTGTAGCGCTCAAGGCCGAAGCCGAAGTCCTGCTGCGCGGGTCCGGGCTTGCCATCGAGCTTCTTGCCATCCGGCAGCGCCCATTCGCCGGCATAACCGATGCCCTCAATGTAGGACGTTTGGTCGGGCCACTCGCGGTAGACAACGATCCGGCCGGAGGTGTCGTGCACCGTCCAGATCATCGCCCAGTTTTTGCCAGACGCCGGATCGACCCAATGGTAGCGGGTGCCTTGGGGGACATCCGAGGCGCGGATGACGTGGACTTTGGGATTGAAGAGCGGGAAGCGGCCGCTGATGGCTTTGGTCGGGACACCGTAAGCGCGGCAGAGGATTTTCTCCTTGGTTTCGCTCTGCAGCTCCTTCTTCATGCGGGACCAGCCGGCCCAGGGATTGCTTTGGGTGTGGAAGTAAAGGATCGGGCGGCCCTTCGGATTGATCTGCTCAATGGGCACTTTGTCGTAGCCGGAGATCTCGCCTTTGTCGTTTTTGAGCGGGAGCAGCTCGGCGTCCGTATCGGTGATGGTCTTGGCGCCAGATAAGTAGTCGGCCACAGTTGGCGACCAGCCCTCCACCGGCGTGAAAGTCACGGCGAGCTTGCCGTTGCGGTCAACGAGGCGGAAACGGAGAGTTTCAAGGACATCAAGCGGGACCAGCTCGTCCGCCCAGGCAAAATCGATTTCGCCGCCCTCCAGCGTGCTTGGATCTTGAGCGTAGTTGCGGAAAATGCAGATCGATTGGTTTGGTGCGACGAATTTTGCCTCGGTAAAGCCACCCTTGACGCTGTAGGTGATGTTTGTGACCTGTCCCTTGCGGGCGTTACGCCATTCCGGCGGCATATATTTCCATACGCGGGGCTGCATTAGCTCAATGCTGTTTGGCGCGGTGGTCTGGAACAGCCACGCAACGGCTCCCGGCTTGGAATACATGATTTTGATAGCTTCCTTCGCCGCCCATTCCGTTTTTCCCGAGCGGTTGCCTCCAAGCACCAAGATCTCGCGGTGTTTTTCCAGCAATTCGGACGCGCGCTTCCACACCGGCGGGATGTAGCCATAGCGGAACGGGTCTGATGCCTCGCGGGCGATCAGTTCTTCGCGTGTTTTGAGATATTTCCAGCCTTCGTCAGCGCCCAGCTTCTCGAGCAAGTCGAGATCGACCTGCATGACAGGGTGCGGCGTGGGCTTGAAGCGTTGTGCGTGCTCGTTCACGAAATAGATCGGGCGCCGGCCGGTGCGGCTGCGCAGCCGCCAGCTTCCCCCGAAGCCGTTGTTTAAACCGGCGCGGCGCCCAAAATGTCCAAAGTCGGATTCTCTGCGCAGGCGAGCTGGTCGATGCGCGCGGTCAGCCACCGGCCGCCATTCTCGCGGCAGACAGTGACGTAGTCGTTCTCAAGGCCACCCTGTGCGACAACGTACAGGACTCGGCAGATGCCGATGCCGTCTACTTCGACGCGGAAGTTGTGGGGCGGCCAGGAGATCATATGAAAAAACGAGACAGGGCCACCGGCATTTCAGTGCCCAGGCGCACATTGGAGCCGGTGATGGTTAGCGTTCCCTGTCTGTTGCTTTCGCTGCCGCCGGACCTGTGCCCCATGGGCACGTCTTGCCAGAATCCGGCGCTTGGATCACGCAACCGTGACGCCTTCCACGGCAACGGGCGTTCGTGATGCCTTACGCTTCTGGGTGCGCAGCGAAAGATTTGCCGGGAACGGTGCGGCCGCACCTTTTCAGACGCACGGGTGACCATGGTTGCGAGGGTAGTGGGGTGCCGTATTATCTGGGGCCGACACGACCAATAAGCCATATCCCTCTCCCGACCACAGGACACACCATACGGTGCTCCTCGTTTACTACGCTGCCCGGACAAAGTGAGGCAGGGCTGGGCGATACCACATTGGGCTGAACCTAGCCGCACAGATGTTATGTCTGCCGCTTTCAGCACCCTGCCAAAGAATGTGCAGGCGCCCCAGTCGTCTTGCTCGCTGGAGCTGGGCATCCCGGAGATGGTCCGCGGCGTCACACCACATGAACGCCGGCAAGAACCCGCTTGAGCCTGCAGTTTGAAAGTCATTTGGATTTGCGCTTGCGCATCTCCGCGCAGAGGGCGTCGGCCTTACGCTTCGCCGCCTCAGCAACAAGTTTGGTGCGCTTGGACTTGAGGAGGACTATGGTTTTGTCGATCTCTT